TTGAATCTAACGCTGCAATTCCAGAAATTGATATCAAAGTTGATTCAATCAGCATCACCGCTGTAACCAAGAAAATGAAAGCAAAATGGACACCAGAACTTGGTCAAGATCTTAATGCTTATCACAATCTTGATGCAGAAGTTGAACTTACATCAATTCTTTCAGAACAAATCGGTCTTGAAATTGACCGTGAAATTCTTGAAGACCTTATTAAAGGTGCAACTGCTGGTACATTCTATTGGTCAAGATCACCAGGTCTTTTCGTCAATAGATTAACTGGCGTAGAGATTGGTGCATCAGCTAAAGCCCCAGACTTTACAGGTACTGTCTCGAATTGGTATGAAACTCTCATTGAAACAATCAATGATGTATCAGCCCAAATCCACAGAAAGACTCTTCGTGGTGGTGCAAACTTCCTCGTATGCGGTCCAGAAACTGCAAACATTCTTGAGTTCACATCTGGCTTCAGAGCTAAAGTAACTCACGAAGACGAGAAGGGCGAAATTGGCGCAGTTAACGTTGGTTCAATCTCCAAGAAATGGGACGTTTACGTTGATCCATACTTCCTTCGTAACGTAATCCTCGTTGGTCGTAAAGGCTCCAGCTTCCTTGAATCTGGTTATGTTTACGCTCCATACGTTCCACTCCAAGTAACTCCAACTATCTTTGGTACTGAGGACTTCGTTCCACGTAAAGGCGTCATGACCCGTTACGCTAAGAAAATGGTCAAACCAGATCTTTACGGCTTGGTCATCATTCGTGGTATGCTTGGCGAAAGCGGAGCTTGATAAAGCAGCCTAATTAGGCAAATAAGCCCCCCATTCCAAAAGGTTTGGGGGGTTTTCTTATTTATTCAAACTATTTATTTTGTTGGTTAAAAGCCAATAGGAGGGTTTTTAAAATGGGTTCTAAATTTAGCGTAGCAAGAATGAGAAAAGAACTTGCTGCTCAAACAATGACAAGTGTAGCAACATCTGGTGATTCAACTGTTGGTGGTGGTTTAGTTTTGTCAGACGTAGCATCATCAAATTTGGATGCTGCTGGTAATTCTGTTAATAATGCGGTTGCAATTGTAAACCATGTAACTAATGTTTCTGGTACTGCTAATACTGGTGTAAAACTTCCAACTGATGCAACATCTGGTGAAGTTTACATACTTTCAAACGTAGGAACAGCAAACGTATTAGTTTACGCAACAGGCTCAAATACAATTAATGGTTTAGCTTCAGCAACTGGTTTAATTCTTTCAGCAAGTTGTGGTGGCATGGCTGTTAAAGCTGGAACAACTAATTGGGCTTTTATCTATTCTAAAGTTTAATTAATTTGTTTTGATTATAGAGAAACCCTCCTTAATTGGGGGGTTTCTTTTGTTTATAACTATTTAAAGTATTGAGGAGTATTTATTGAATGGCAGTTCCAACCCTAACTCCAGCATCTACATTAAGCGCAATTGTATTACCATCTAGTGGAAGAGTTGGCGATGTTGCGAATACATTACCATTAGGTATTTATTCTACTAATGCTCAATTTCTTTCTGGTGCAGCAGACCAAGTTGCATTTGTTTATAAAAGACTTGGTGGTGATGTATTAGACATTGAATTGACAACAGGCAATGTTTACGCAGCTTATGAAGAAGCTGTATTAGAATACTCTTATCTTGTCAATCTTCATCAATCAATTAATGCTCTTCCTACTATGTTGGGAGCAGCTACTGGTTCATTTAATCAAGATGGCGAGTTTATTGCTGGTTCTGCTTTAGCTGGTCAAAGTCCACAATTAGCTTATCCAAAATACAATTTAAATTATGCTTCAAGGTACGGAGATCCATTTTCTACTGAAGCTGGTATGGGTGGTATTGAACCAATTTATTCTGCATCTGTACCTATTACACCATATGACCAAGATTATGATTTGCAAGCCATAATTGAATCTGCTTCTTTAAATAATTATGATCCTGCTTCTGGTGGTCCAGTTCCATACTCTGGTTCTGTTGGAAATAAAAGAGTTATTATTAGAAGAGTATTTTACAAAACTCCAAATTCAATGTGGAGATTCTTTGGATACTATGGTGGTTTAAATGCTATTGGCAATCTTTCATCTTACGGGCAATATGCAGACGATAGCACATTTGAAGTAATACCTACTTGGCACAACAAACTTCAAGCTATGGCATATGAAACAGCAATCTATACAAGAAATTCTCATTTCTCTTATGAGATTAAAAATAATAAAATAAGATTTTTTCCACAACCATCAGACATAGGTATTTCAAATTATTGGGTTGAGTTTTCAATTACAAACCAATCCAATCCTTGGGAAACAACATCTGGTTCTGCCGATGATACTGTTAATGGTGTAAACAATATGAATACACTTCCATTTGCAAACATACCATATAATAGTATAAACTCAATTGGTAAACAATGGATTAGAAGATATGCTCTTGCAATCTGTAAAGAAATGCTTGGACACGTTAGATCTAAATTTAGTACAATTCCAATTCCTGGCGAAAGCGTAACTCTAAATGGTCCTGCTTTAATGTCAGAAGGAAAGGAAGAAAGAAAAGAATTAAAGGAAGAGCTTAATAAGATTCTTGAACAAATCACTTATCATAAACTTGCTGAATCTGAAGCTAAAATGGCTGATGATATGCAGAAGCTTAACCAGAAGATTCCAGTTCTTATTTATACAGGTTGATAAACTATGGAAGATAATAAACTACAAGAAATAACTTTTCAATCTTCTACTATAGAAACAATAGATCTTGCTTTCTATAATTGGTTAAACTATGAAATGGATCTATCTGCAACTTATCCAGAAGGATGGAAAAAAGTACCTGTAACTTGGGTATCAGCAGAGAGAACCCATCAAATAAAAAATGATAAAGAAATACGTGATTCATCTGGTATGATTATTTATCCTATTATTACAATTGAAAGAAAATCAATTAATAAAGACCCACAGAAAACAGGTTCAATACCAGCAAACTTAAGAGCAGTTAATGATGAAAAAGGTGGAGTCATTACAATAGCAAGAAGAGTAAATCAAGAAAAGACTTCTAATTTTCAAAATGCTGATAACATTAAGTACAATAGATCTCCAAGATCAAATCCTGTTTTTCCACTAAACTCAACTGGTTATTCTAGAAACAATAAAGTTGTCTATGAAACAATAACTATTCCAATTCCTGTTCACGTTGCTGTATCTTATCAAGTAAACATTAAAACAGATTATCAACAACAACTGAACGAATTAACTACACCATTTTTTACAAGAAACGGAAACACAAGATACATTCAGTTATTGCAAGATGGACACAAGTATGATGCTTTTATTAAAGGCGATTTTAATTTTGAAAACAATTCTGCACAATTAAATGAAGAAAGAAAAACTTATTCATCTTCAATTACAATAGAAGTTATAGGTTATTTGATTGGTGATGACAAAAATCAAATAGGTCCAAAGATGACTGTAAGAGAAAGTGCTGTTGAATTTAAATTTCCAAGAGAAAGGGTTATTATTGGAGACATACAAGAATTCTTAAATACTTCTAAAAATAAAACAAAATACAGATCTTAAAGCCTTTTGCTGTTTAATAGACTATTTATTAATGTAATTTCATATAATAAGCAGGAGTCTAAATTAAATGGCAGCTTCATCATACAGATTTGTTTCCCCAGGTGTTCAAGTACAAGAGATTGATAATTCAATTCGTACTTCTGATTCGCAACAAACAGGTCCAACAGTAATCGGAAGATTTGAAAAAGGTCCAGCAATGCGACCAGTTTATGTTAATTCATTTTCTCAATTTGTACAAACATTTGGTAATCCAATTGCTGGCAATGATGGTACAGACGTATGGCGTGAAGGTAATTATGTAGGACCAACTTATGCTGCTTATGCTGCTCAAGCTTGGCTTAGAAATACACCAGCTCTTAACGTACTCCGTTTGGTTGGTACAGAGCATCCAAACCGTACAAATGCTGACGGCGCAAAAGCAGGCTGGACAACCGCCAACAATTTTGCAACTGGTTCTATTGGTGGTGGTGCCTATGGTTTGTTCGTTATGCCTTCCGCTTCTGCTGGTACTGCTGTAACTGGAACACTTGCTGCTGTTTGGTATGTTCAATCTGGTTCAGTTCAACTTAAAGATTTAACAGACTCTACACAAGGAACTAACTTAATTGCTAGATCCGTAACTGCTGGTTCTACTGGCGAATTTAGAGCTATAGTAACAGGACCAAATGGTACTTACGAATCAAACTTCAACTTTGATCCAGCCTCTGACAAATACATCAGAAAAGTATTTAATACAAATCCAATTCTTACAAACGCTAGAATTACAAGCACAGCCAACCTTGAAGATTACTGGCTTGGTGAAACATTTGAAAGAAACCTTGCAGACGTATTTGCAAACCAATCTACTTCATATACACTTTCAAGTGCAAATTGTTACGGTCTTATAACAGCACTTAAGGGTACAGAATACTCACTTCAAAATCACAACAAACCAGCTCGTTCAGCAAAAACTGGTTTTGTAATTGCACAAGATTTAACAAATAATACTGGTTCATTCAATCCAGCCAGCCAACAAAAACTATTCAGACTTTCAACTCTTGATGCTGGTGAATACGAACAAAAGAATTACAAAGTATCTATCGGTGACATAAAAGCTCCAACAAATGATTTTGACGAGTACGGAACTTTCTCTCTATTTGTAAGAATGTCAAGCGACAAAGATTCAACAATCAAATTAGTTGAAAGCTGGACAGGTCTAAATCTCAACCCAGCTTCACCAAACTACATTGCTAGAAGAATTGGTGACAAGTATGTTGAATGGGATTCCGTACAACTAAGACTAAGAGAATACGGTACTTACGCAAATGCTTCCAAATACATTCGTGTTGAAATGAATGATGATGTTGATGCTGGTAACGTAGATCCAACATTCCTTCCATTCGGTTTCTTCGGACCACCAAAATTCCCAACATTTGCAATAACAAGCAATGTAAATCCTACAACCAACGCTCCTGTTACTGGTGGCTTTGGTGGAAGTGCTAATGTTTCATTGTTTTGTTCATCATCAGCAAACGTAACAGCATCACTTACTTTCCCATCACTTCCATTGGTTGTTTCAGCTTCTTCTGCTGGCCTTGGTGATCCACGCGATGCATACTTCGGTATCTCAACTGGTGCCTCATCCACAAACAATGAATTTACACAAGGTTACTATGATCTAGTAGGCGCACAAGTTTATGACCATGATGCTGTAGTTGGAACTTACTTGGTTAATTCCTTTGTATTTTCTCTTGATGATGTATCTGGCTCAACTCCTACTGGCGTTGGTGCAGTATACGTATCTGGTTCAAGAAGAACAGGTACATCATTGACTGCCGTAAGCAACTCTGCTGGCGGTTATCGTGGCGTTCTAAATGCAGGTTATAATGGCTTTACAATGCCTTTGTTTAACGGTTTCGATGGTTTCGATGTTACAGAAGCAGAGCCACTAAACAACTACACACTCTCACAAGGAACTCCTACAGAGACAACTGATTATATCTATAACACATACAAGCGTGCTATTGATACTTGTGCAGATCCAGAGACATTAGTAACAGACATAATTGCCGTTCCAGGTCTTACAAATACATCACTTACAAGTCATCTCGTAAGAACCTGTGAAGCTAGAGCAGATGCACTTGCAATTATTGATTTACCAAATGTATACACACCAGAATCAGAACAATACTACTCTAATAAATCAAGTAGATATGGAACTGTTTCTGACGCTGTAAACGGCATGAGACAAAGAGGATTAAATAGCAGCTACGGCGCAACTTACTATCCTTGGGTGCAAATAAGCGATACTGTAAATAACAGAGTACTTTTCGTACCACCATCAGTTGTAGCCCTTGGTGCTATGTCTTACGGTCAAGCAACACAAGAACTTTGGTTTGCTCCAGCAGGCTTCACAAGAGGCGGCTTAACTGAAGGTCGTGGCGGTGTTCCAGTAATAGGCGTAACTGACCGTCTTTCATCAAAAGACCGTGATGCACTTTACGAAGCTAACATAAACCCAATTGCACAATTCCCAGCAGAAGGTATTGTAATCTTTGGTCAAAAGACTCTTCAAGTTACACCATCTGCACTTGATAGAATCAATGTTCGTAGAATGATGATCTTCGTTAAGAGAGAAATTTCTAAGATTGCATCAACACTTTTATTCGACCAAAACGTAGATGTAACTTGGGCAAGATTTACAGGTCAAGTAAATCCATTCCTTGCAACTGTTAAATCAAGATTGGGTCTTACTGACTACCGCGTAATACTTGACAAAACCACAACCACACCAGATTTGGTTGACAGAAACATCATGTACGCCAAGATCTTCTTGAAACCAGCAAGAGCAATTGAATTTATTGCAATTGATTTCACAATAACTGATTCTGGTGCATCATTTGTTGACTAATAACTATTTACTACTAAAAGGTTGGAGGATTATTTAAATGGCATTCTGGAATGAAGCTGCGTTAGAGCCAAAAAGAAAGTTTAAGTTTTTAATTAGATTTGGAAGAGCCTCTGGTGATCTACCATCTTTTATTGCAAAAAAGTGTGATAAACCATCATTTGATGTATCAGAAGTAGCACATGACTTTCTTGGTCATAAATTTTATTATCCTGGCAAAGTAACTTGGAAAGAAGTTTCAGCTACAGTAATTGACCCTGCTGGTTCTGGTGGCGTTGGTGACGAAGATTTAGCTACAGTTACAGCACCATCAACTGACGTAACTAGATCTGTTTATGAACTATTACTTCGTGCTGGCTATCAATCTCCTGTTGCTGCTGGTTCTGCTATAACAGGCGCTGGTGCTGGTGCTACCTTAAGAACAATGGCAAAAGGAACAGCTACAAGACAATTTGATCAAATTCAAATTATTCAAATTGATGCAAATGGTAATGCACTTGAAACATGGTTGCTTAACAACGCTTTTTTGAAAAGTGTAAATTTTGGTGGTCTTGATTACTCATCAGACGACATTAATGAAGTAACATTTACATTTAGATACGACTGGGCTGATGTTATCGTTGGTACATTCGATTCTTCTGTAGAATCTTAATAGAGGGTTCTAATGTTCTGGACCGATAAAGGTGGTATTGAACTAGTAAAAAAGAATCTATTTACTGCAAAGTTTATTGTTACAAACCAAAACAAACTTGATGGTAAAAATAATAAAATAGAAGGCTGGAACGGAACAGGAAATCCAGAAATAGAGAAAAACTTTACATTATTAGTAAAGAAGATTGATGCTCCTTCTATGAACATCGGGTTTGAAAGAGGCTTGGCAAACAATTATGTTCACTATTTTCAACAGGGTGAAATTAATTGGGAGCCAATCACTGTAACTTTTGTTGATGCTATTAGCTTACAAAATAATGACCTTCCAAATTGGAAAAAGATTTTTTTTGATTATTCAAATAAATTTTTTAGAATAGATAATAGAACTGGTGTTTTAGACTTACCTATTTTTTGTAATTTTATTTTTATAGAATCAAAAACAACTTCGCTTAGCAATAAAGATAGTAATACTTTAAAAGAACAATCAAAATTGCTAACAACATATTTTGCAATTCATAATCCAAGAATAACAAAAATCTCATTTGGGTCATATGACTACGCTTCAGATGATGCAAATGAGATCACTGTGACATTTATACCAGAATGGTGTAGTTATGACAACTCAACAGATGAAATAAAAGACAACGCACCAGATTTATAAAATTAACAACGAGTGATTAATGAGAAATAACCTAGATAGATTAGGGTTAGAAAATAACAGACCCCAAGATGATAATGCAAGTATTACAAGCACTTTAAACTTTGTAGTGCCAACAGAGATTGTAGACCTTCCATCAAAAGGAATGTTCTATCCACCAGAGCATCCACTACACGGAAAAGACACAATTGAAATTAGATACATGACCGCAAAGGATGAAGATACATTAACAAACCAATCTCTCCTTAAGAAAGGTGTTGCATTAGAAAAAGTATTGCAAGACATAGTAATAGATAAAAACATAAAGATTGATACATTACTGCTTGGTGACAAGAACGCAATAATAGTAGCAGCAAGAAAATCAGCTTATGGTGCAGAGTATGAAACAAAAATAACTTGCCCATCTTGTGGTAAACAACAACAATATGAATTTGATCTTAACAACTGCAACATTAAAGAACCAGTAGATTTAGATTCATTAAGTGATATGGGCATAAATGTAACTGATAGAGGAACTTTTACTACTCAATTACCTATTTCAAAATTTAATGTTGAACTAAGATTATTAACTGGTAAAGATGAATTATTCCTTGCTCAAAAAACAAGAGAAGCACAACAAAGTAAAAAAGAAATAGATTCTCTACTTTCATTGCAATTAAGAATGATGGTTAATTCAATCAATGATGTAACTGATCCTAAACTCATAACAGAAGCAGTTTCAATGCTTCCTGCAAGAGATTCAATCAAACTAAGACATACTTATAAAACAGTTGCACCATCTTTAGATTTATCTCACGATTTCCAATGTAGAGCTTGTTCAGAGGAAACGAGATTGGAGGTTCCGTTTACAGCGGACTTTTTTTGGCCTAAGTGAGAATTATCAAAAACAAGTTTATGAACAATTTTTCATACTAAAGTATCATGGTGGTTGGTCATTTATAGAAGCATACAATCTTCCTATTGGTCTTAGGATGTGGTTTATTGAAAGGCTTGCTAAACAAATCAAAGATGAATCAGAAGCTATGGAAAAAGCATCAAAGAAGAAATAATTGAAAACGGGCTTAACGCTCGTTTTCTTTTTTTTATTACTAATTAATAACATGATAAACAATAAAATTAATGAAGGAAAATTTGTTGATGCTTTTAGTAGACTAGCACAATCATTTAATGTACGTAAAAAACCACAACAAACTACTACTACAAAAGCACAACAACAACCAGTTCAGCAAAACCAACCAGTTCAACAAAACCAACCAGAACCAACACAGGTTCCTTCTGGTTGGAATCCAAAAAAAGGAACTGAAGTAAAATTAAAAAATGTTCCATACAGAGTATCAAAAAATGGAAATTGGGTTATTGCTGATAAAACTGGTAATGCAGTTGATAAAAGAAATTTAAATTTATTAAATGCTTTGAATCTTGAAGCTTATAAAGTTGAATGGCGACAACAAAATTCTAATAAAATACCAACTACTATTAGTGAATCATTAGTACTTCGTTGGAAAGAATTAGCAGGAATTAGAGGTTAATTAAATGGCAGTTGAAGATTCAGTAACGGCGATTGCTAGATTAACAGCAGAATTAGAGGCTCTTAGAGCCACTGGTGTTCTTGACGATGATACAAGAATAAGAGATCGTCTTACTGCAATAGAAGCTCATAATGCTCGCATGAGAGAATCTGTAGAACTACAAGAAAAAAGAAACAGATTATTACAAATAGAATTAGATCTATTAGAAAAAAATAAAAGTTTTTATAAAGAAAAAAATGAAAGTTTAGATGCTTTTATTAGAAAAGAAAAAATAGAATTAGATTTAAATGAAGATTTTGGTCAAAAAAAATTATTTGAATTAAGAAAAGAAGCAGAATTAAAAGAAGCTAATAGAGAAACAGATGAAGAAGCATATCAACTTGCATTAGATGCATTAGCGGAAGCTCAAAAACGTTATACAATAAGAGAAAAAGAATTAGAAATAGCTAAACAAATTGGTGATGAAACAAAAAAGATGTTGGGAAGTACCTTTGGTATTTCTACTAAATGGAAAGATACAATTTGGGGTAAACTAGGAGATAAAGAATCAGATTTCAAAACTAACATTACAGCAATTGGCAAATCTTTTAGTGATACATTTACAGGAGCAAACATTGCTGGTTCATTGTTATTTAAAGGTATAGAAGAAACAATGAAAGCATTTACTCAGTATGATGCTGCTTCTGCTTCAATAGCTAAAGTTGCAGGAGATAATGAAAGATTACAAAATGTTCTTCAAAATACTGCAAGAGGTGCAACAGCTTATGGTATTTCATTTGCTGAAGCTGGTAAAGCTATTGAAGGACTTTACACAGAACTTAATACTTTCTCTACATTATCTCAAAAAGTACAAGAACAGCTTACAGTCTCAACAGCTAAATTAGAAAAGCTTGGAATTTCCTCTCAACAAAGCGCAAAACAAATTGCAACACTAACTCAAATAATGGGTATGACAGAAGTTCAAGCAGGTAAAACAGCAGAACAATTAGCTGGTTTTGCTTTGGCTATCGGAAAATCTCCTCAACAAGTAGCCTCTGATTTTGCTGGTGCTTCCGACAGATTGGGAGCATATGGTAATAAAATGATTGATGTATTCAAAAATCTTGAAGCTCAATCAAAAGGCACTGGTGTTGCTCTAAATGATCTTCTTAGTTTAACAGAGAAGTTTCAAACATTTGAAGGTGCCGCTTCTGCTGCTGGTAAGCTTAATGCTGCTCTTGGTGGTGGTTTCGTTAATGCTATGGAATTGCTTGAGGCATCTTCAGAAGATCCATCAAAAGCAATTGATTTGTTAAGAACAAGATTGAATGATGCTGGTTTAGCTTTTGATCAATTGTCTTTCTATGAGAAAAAATTGATAGCTGATGCTGGTGGTTTTAAGACTGTTGAAGAAGCAAGTCGTATTTTATCAATGACAAATGCCGAGGCAGAAAGAGCTGCTAAAGCAGATGCAGAAAGAGCAGCACAACAAGAATTGGTTAATGATGCAATTCAAAGATCAATTCCAATTCAACAAAAACTTGAACTAATAATGGCTAATTTAGCTATCACAATGGGGCCAGTTGTTGAAGTAATAAGTGATCTTTTTTCTCTATTTGCTATGTTTGTAGATAGTACTATTGGTAAAGTTATTATTGGAATTTTGGTAGCTATTGGTATAGCTGCACTTGCTACTAGCTCACCTCTTCTTGCTATTGCAGCAGCTATTTATGGAGTAGCAAAAGCTTTTCAATGGCTACATGACATTTTGTTAGTACCACATTCTCCTGTTTTATCTGATGTATTAAAGGGTATGCCAAACCTATTTGGAAGCATGGCAGGTTCTTTAAGTGGATTTGATGGACAAATGACAAAAAGTTTAAATAATTTTGAAAAATTTGAAAAGTCTGCAAAAAGTATTTCATCTGATCTACAAAGCGTTCCAGAAAGTCTATCGTTTACAACACCAGAATTAAATAAACTTAATACAAGCATGGAAGTTACTAACAAAATAACAGATGCTACAAAAAAATCTGTTGATTCTATTAATAATTTAAATAAAGATAAAGCTACAACGTTAGTAAATGTTATGTCACCACAAGCACCAAGTGTTACTGTAACTCCTGCACCACCATCACCAACAAAAATTGATGTTTACTTAGGTGATGAAAAAATTAAACAAGCTTTAAAAGAGATTGTTCACAGAACTATGAACGGTGAAAGTAATTTATCACCACAAACGTTAGGAGTACCAATTAGATAATGGCTGAACTTTATCCTGGCAAACATTTTTTTCAAAACGAAACTGGTCTTATAAAAGTTAAAAGTATAACTTATAATGTTGAAATTTGGTTTCTTCCTTATGATTTAAAAATCACAGAAAACTTAACCCCAGAATGGAATCAAGAAAATGTAATAGGTAGAATGGACCCTATTGCAAGATTCAAGAGAATGGGAAGAACTATGAATCTTAACTTCAGAGCAAGAGCAAAAGAAAATTTAGGTGATGCATATCTTCCTTATGACGATTTGTTACATTGTGTAGATCATTTAAAAAAACTTTGCTATCCAAGATACAATGGTGAACAAATAATGACTTCACCACCAATGTTTAGAATACAACATGAGTTAATAGCTGCTGGTGAAGCTACAATTAACAACGGTGTTCTATGCTACATTACTAGCTTGAAAGCAGATCCAGTTATGGACAAAAATACCGTATACTATAAACCTAGTAACCTTACAAACGTTTCTTCTGAATCTCGCGGCAATATGATAACTGGTGTCTATCCAAAACAATTTGACATAAACATAGGTTTTACAGTATTGAACGAAAACCTTGCAGAACAACAGGTTAGTGGTATTTTAGATAAGAAGTATTTTTATAACTATTCAACTAAAAATGGTCCTAGAAGTGGTCATGTAAACGGAACTGATAAAACGCCAGAAGATCAAAGAAAAACAAATACAGATAATTTATCTGGTGCTGGTGCTAGCGCAAATGTAGATGCCGCACAAACTAAAGTATTAAACCAAGGTCAAGGATAATAATGGCAACAAGATTCACATTTAATAAAATTGTTACAACTTCCACTAGTAATTTTGATTCTTTAAGTCAGCTTATAGAGCAACGTGGGTTAAAAAACATAAGTCACTATACAACATCTACATTAATTTATCCAACTGCTGAACAGATTAATAGATTAGTTATACAACAACATACTTGGAAGGGTGGTGATAAATTTTGGAAGCTATCAGCTACTTATTATGGAGATCCAAAGTATTGGTGGATTATTGCTTGGTATAATAGAAAACCAATTGAAGCCACAATAAATGTTGGAGACATAATTGAAATTCCACAACCTTTATCTGACTTACTGGGGTTTATAACCTAAAATGGTAAATGACATAAAATTTAATAGTCAAGCTTTTATCTTATCTTACATAGACCAAGTAATTGAAGATTTAAATCCTTATTACGATCATGTATTAACATTAGATACAACTCAAAAAAGCTTTGCTGAGTGTGTCGCATTAATGAATGGAAAAAGCGAAGCACTATCTATTTCAAAACTTAAAACACATCAATACAATGCTTTGATTCCAAAAATAAGATTGTTTAGAGTAAATTCTGAAGATACATCAGAGTATGAGTTTGTATTTAATAAAAACTATAGAACAAGTAATCTTGTAATTGAAGGTGATTCTTTAATGACAGGTAATAATTGTGGTATCAAATCAATCAATTGGATTCTTGCTGGAACAAATCCTGTATCAGCAGAAAAAACAATTGAAGTAAAACTAGAGTTTTATTTTGATTCAATTAATTCTTTTTCTGGTGGTAGCTATAACGAAATGCTTAACCTATGGAATAGTAACCCATCTTCTTTATTGCAAACTCCATTTGATAACCCAAAGACAAGAACAACAACTAACTTCTGGTCGCTTATTTATCACCCTAAACTTAGAGCAGATGAATACCAGAGTCCACTATTCAGAATAAAGGCCGTTGTTGGATGGGAACAGATAGACCCAAACATAGTTCAAGAATTGTTTGCTAAAGATAAAATGGGTAACATAAACGAAGAACTTTACGATTCAGATTTAGTTATGTATTTAAATTTAGTACAGCATAATTTTGAATTTAATGAAGATGGAAGCATAAAGTTAACAGCAAACTACATTGCTAGTTTAGAAAATTCTTTTTCATCTAAACCATTTGATTTATTAAGAGGATTAAAAGAGTCAATTGATAAATTAAAATTTATTGATTACAATACTTTACTTGGAATAAATGCAATAGCAACTTCTGGTGATGGTGTAGACTTAAGTGGTTTAGGTGATAACCTAGAAGGTGTTAAATTAGATCCAGAGAGTGATGAAAAAACTTTTGAAAGACTCGCAAGAAATGATCGACTTTATTCTGGTGTTGAAAATCTTTCTTATAGTTCATTAGAATCAAAAATAAAGTTTCTTCGTTACATTAAAGAAAATCAAGGAAACTTAGATAACTTAGCAGAAGAAATTGGAAATTGCGATTCTACATCGGATAAACAACAGCTAATAGACATTATAGTTAATAGTGCTGGTGTTAATTACACAGATAAACTTGAAGGAATAATAACTACATTTCAAGATCAATTAGATCAAACTCAACAAGAAATTGATAAAGCAATACAAAATGTAAAACTTTATCATTATTCAAAATTATTACAAAATTTATTAAAAAATAAAGGAAATGGAAAATACGCTATGTATGGTTTTACATTAAGCGCCAGCTCAGTAACTGAATGGCTGAGTTGGAAAAATGGAAAAACTAAAGTAAAACCAACATTTAATTTAAGTGTTGGAGAAAGCAGTAATGTAAATTTAATTAGCAATGCAGCAGAAGTTATTTCATTAGACAGAGAAGCAGGCGATACTGCTGATTTTGGCGAATACACATCTGGCAATGGTGAACGATATGACTTATCAAATTATCAACAACAAGCTAATAAACCAGATAATTTTGATGAAGCAATGGATGTTTTAGTTATGAATGAAGAATCTATAACTAGTAAAAATCTTTTCTTCACAACAATAGGACATATTGTTGATTCTGCTTTTGAGATTGTCTCAAATAATGTTTTTTCCAAAGGAGATAGAGCTGAAATTTTTGAGTTTATGCAAAACAAGATGGTATTTTCTACTTTTGCTCCATCTCTTGCAAGGGTTAGTAAATCTATTGCTTGTATTCCTGTTGAAATGAATTATCTAATTAAATTATTAGATGAAATTTTGTATCAAAGAGGTGCAACAGAACTATCCTTATTTCAGTTCTTAAAAGAATTGACAGTAAAAGTTGCAGAACCTGCTTTGCAATCAAGAGAAATTCCAACAGATGATGGACAAAAATACGCAAATACTTCAATTTCTTCAACTATTGTATCACTAGGTTCTAATAATAGAAACGGCTCAGATCCTTTAAGTACATACTTTTCGCTAGCTAATAACAATAAAATTATTTCTTTAAATGGTAAAAAGAAAAGTGATTTTAGACAGTATTATTTAACTTATTCTAATCTTAAAAACCGTGGTTTACAACCATTTAATTATTTTATAATTTATGACAGATTCAATAAAGACTTTGCGGGCGCAGAAAACAAAATAACTGATGAAGCAAAAGGTGTTTATCATTTTACAATAGCACAAAACTATGGTTTGATTAAATCAATTAACTTTACAAAAATTGATCAACCTTTCTTAAAAGAATCTAAGTCCGTTGGTAAAAAAACTATTTATCTTGGACAGTTTAGAGATCTTTATAACGCTAGCATAAAAATGATAGGCAACAACCTGTTTCATCCAGGCATGATTTTGTTTATTAAACCAACAATTGAATTTGGAAAAGTTATTTCTAACAATCCAGCAAAACCTACCTTTGCTCAATTAACTGGAGTTGGTGGTTATTATACTGTAATTAAAGTTGATAGTTCTATTACAGATGAAAGTTATACAACTAATCTTACTTGCGTTTTCCATTCTAATGATGGAAACCAGCCAGAAGCAAACAAAGAAGAATGTAAAGTATCCGAATTAGAAAAAGCTGGTTTACTAAACCCAGATGGCAGCATAGCACCAGTTTCTGGCTTCTTAACTTCAAAATTAGAAGAAATTAGAAAAGAATTAAAAGAAGACGAAGAGGAACAAAAACGCAAAGAAGAACAACTCAGTCTAAGTGTTGGCTCATCAGCATCCGAAGCTTTTGCAAGAGGACCAAAAATTTAATGGCAGTACTAGGTAAAAATAATCAAAAAACAGCACAACAATTTGTCTTTAGAAAATACTATGATGTTATCTATTATCCAAAAGATTATACAAACATTATAGATTTTTGGAAGAATTCTTTATTATATGGAAAGGTTGATAAAGAACTAGATTCTGTTATGATAAATACAAATTATTTAAAAGTGTTGAAAACAAATTCTGTTGTTAGATCAACACAAAATTATGCTGTTTCATTTGTTGCAGATTCATTTAATGAAATGGTTCTTGAATTTCAAAGAGCAGATCAATTCAAGATAATACCAAAATCAAAATTAAATCCTTTAAATGTTTCTAACTCTACTATAATACCAAAAACAAAGTATGATGAAGTAATTAAGTTATTTTTAGATTCTTCTTTTACTAAATCTATACTTAAAGATAAAATTTATAATCTTAAAGATTTCTTAAATTATTTTATTTCTATCATTAGTAATACATCATTAAATGTAAGCCAAACTTCTTTTATGTCAAGCAACATTTCCAGCCCTTCCGTAAGTGGGTTGGTTATAGAATTAGCTACACTAGATCATGGTGACGATAGACCAAAAGTTTCTCAATACTTACAAGATCCAAACTATCAATTTTTTATAAATACAGCAGAAAAGTATAGTTTTTTTGTTGATAAAAATGCTCCTTGGAGATTAGTGTACAACATCAGTACAAGTTTTGCAGCAGAAAAAATGAAAACATACAATTTTAATTCTATTGACGAAATGTTTTCTAATGTGTATAGTAAAACTTACTTAAGCGATTGGAAGGAATTAAAAACATTGTTGACCAATTATTATAAAAACAATGTAGAAACAAAATTAAAAGTTCAAAGACCAGAATTAAATTGCGACAGTTCAGTAGTAAATAAGAGCATTACTAAAGAACTATTAGCAGATAATACTTATAACGATTTATTTTGGATTAAATTGTATTACTTTGTTCGTTTAAGAGAAGAAGACATAAGATTGAGCCAAATTCAATTTGAAAACAAATTAAGACAACTTACAAACATTTATAATTCTAGTGGTGAAATAAGCGCACTTCAATTTATAAACAAAGATACGAAGCCATTCCTTGACGGTGGAACTAATCCAAGCTACTCTTCCGTTATCGAAGTCAGTAAAAGCAAAAAGCTAAAGACTTCTAATTTTATTTATAAACTCTAAGAGGCTACCATGTTGGTTGAACCGCTTGATAATAAAGGCGATTGCGTTGGGTTTTATTCTAACGGCCAGATAGTAAAAGAAGTACCAGAAGAAATACAGTCTTGGTCTTACCATCCATCTTTTGGACTAGGTGGTGAGTACGCCTATCTTTATTGCCAAGATGAAATTAATAAATTTATTCCAGATGATTATAAGAGCGATTGGAAAATGCTTAACAACAAGATGAAAGCATTTTTTAAATCTTTTAATTCTGCAAAGATTAACCTTGATGATAATTGCATTTTTGATATGATTCCAGATCATTTTTTGATCAATTATTACGAGGTAAAATCTCAGATTGTTAAAAACATTCTAGATACAACCACTAAACCAAAAGACTACAATTATCTTGTCGCTCTTTCCGAAGTATTATGGGACATTAAAGGTAGAAAACTAAACATTGATTTGTCGTCTTTGACAGATAAAAAAGTAATTCAAAAATACACAGATGTAAATCATTACATTAATTACAACATCTTTGGAACAAAAACAGGAAGACTATCAACTCATAAGCATTCATTCCCAATTATGCAGATGGATAAGAATCATCGTTCAATTATCCAACCAACAAATGATTGGTTTATTGAACTTGATTATAATGGTGCGGAGCTTAGGACATTTTTAGCTCTTGCAGACAAAGAACAACCTAAAGAAGACATTCACGATTGGAATAACAATCTCATTTATGGCGGAACAAAAACAAGAGATGAAGCAAAAGTTGCATTTCTTGCTTGGCTTTACGGAGAAACAAAGAATGAAAAGGCTGAAGTCATTTACAACAAAAAAGAAGTACTTGATAAATACTGGAATGGGGAAGTGGTTACTACATTCTACGGTATGGAAATTCCTGCGGATAATCATCACGCTCTCTCTTACCTTATTCAGTCTACATTTGGTCAACTTGCTCTTCGTCAGATGATTAAAGTGTTTAACTTTCTAAAAGACCGTAAATCATTTATTGCTTTTACAATACACGACAACATCGTCATTGACTTGGCAGAAGAAGATAAAAAAGATTTAAAGAAAATTATTAATGTTTTCTCAAATACAGATCTTGGTATGTTTAAAGTTAATGTAAAAGCAGGAAATAATTACGGAGAAATGCGTAAGATTTGACTATTTATAGTGTTAGGAGATAATAATGGACCAAATAGTAATGCAACTCGTCCAAATGGAACAACAAATGAGAATCTTCCATTGGCAGACAAAATCATTCGCCAGACACTCAGCCTTTGGTGGAATCTACGGAACCCTAGGTGATCTCATAGACACTTTTGCAGAGGTTTGGATGGGAAGAAATGGAAGAGTGCGTGTTACTGGCCCAATTGAACTCCAAGACATTGGCGGCGATGTTGAAGGTATTGTTGATGGATACATTGAAACACTAATTTCAATGACCGATACTCTTGACCCACAAAGAGACACAGACCTTTTAAACATTCGTGATGAAATTCTTGGAGAGTTCAATAAACTCAAGTATCTATTGACACTTAAATAATGGACCCTTTAGTACAAGAATTTAGAGAATTATTAGCAGAACAAACAGAGCCTTATCAAAGAAAAGTGAAGGCTAAGCATAGTCGTTTAAAAAAGAGAGTAATTGGTCACGGAGGACAAAAAGCTGGTCCTCCTTACTCAATGAAACCTTCTATGGAACGCTCCAAATCTGCACCTCCAATTGGAGAACACAAATCTTTTGAAAATCTTGTTGAACAAGTTATTAGAGAGGTTATAAGAGAGATACTAAAGTAGGCACGCGATGGAAACAAAAGACAGCCCAGATTCTGTTGTAATTGTTGTAATAGCTAAAGAAGAAATAACAGATAAAGATGAAAAGATACTGTTAATTCAAAGATCTAAAACAGATGATTGGATGCCATTACATTGGTCATTTCCAGGTGGTCATATAGAAATTGGTGAACCTCCTTACAAGGCAGCAAAACGTGAGTTAAAAGAAGAAACTAATCTTGATGGAAAGATTACATATGCTGGTGTTCGTAAAACAAAAACAGGTAAGATGTACATTTATCTATGTGAACTAGACGATCAAATTAAAAACATAAAAGATAAGCTAAAGTTAAATTATGAACATTGCGGCAAACAATGGGTTAAGTACAATGACATTGATGATCTTGAAGATAAAACACCATATGTAAAACAAATCATTGCTACTGCACTAGAAATACCAATGGGTTATGAATGAATGTTATAGGGTTAGGAAAAACAGCATGTAGTATTGTGGATAAATTTTCTATCTATCCACAGTATAAAATTTATAAAGTTCTTGTTGAAGAACAAGACCACCCAGAAAAGTATGAACAAAATACAAATCATGTTCCATTTAATCTAGACCAAGATGATAATGAGATTGATTTTTTTGTAAGTGGTGATGAAATAGTTTGTGCTGCTTCATTAAAAATACTAGAAAATTACAAAGACTATAACATTAGAATCTTTTACATAAAACCAAATCAAAAGTTCTTAACCGATTTGCAAAAAATGACGGATAGAGTTGTTTACAATGTTCTTCAAGAGTATACAAGATCAAAAAAGTTTGATTCAATGTACATAATAAACTATGAAGATGTTGCAAAGACTGTAGGTAAAATTCCTATAATTGGTTATTATGATAAACTAAATACAGTAATTGTTGATACTATTCATATGATTAATTTTTTTGATCACAACGAAGCAATAATAGGTAATGAATTTGAATCATTACCAACTTATTGTATAAATTCAATAGGCGTTATGAATGCAGATACTGGTGTTGAAAGTATGTTTTTCAATCTTGACGAGTGCAGAGAGAAGAGATACTATTACTCTATAAACAACAAACAACTGCAAACTGATGGTGAATTGTTTGATAAACTATCAGACCAAATGGAAAGCAAATCGGAAGAATTTGTAAAAAACAGTTTTGGAGTTTATTCTAATTCTTTTGATAAGAATTATTGCTACATTATTAAAAAATCACCACACATACAAAAATGAAAACACCAATAATAATTAAAAATTCAAAAATACCAAAAGCCTTAAGTTTTGTAATTGATGTTTATGCAATTACAATATGGCCTTTTGTTTTTATTCGTGATGAAGGTAATCAAGTTACTGTAAATCATGAAAGTATACACATAAAACAACAAGAAGAACTTTATGTATTACCTTTTTACATTCTTTACGTTTACGAATGGCTAAAGAATCTAGCAAATGGTATGAATAAGCGTGATGCTTATTTTGAAATCTCTTTTGAGAGAGAGGCTTATAAAAATCATAAAGATTTTAGTTACTTAGAGAAGAGAGAAAGAATGGCTTGGAAAAACTACAGAGGTAATAATGAAATCGTATAAAGGTACTTTTCTAAAGAAAGATGGTTCTCAAAGGACTATGCACTTTGTAAAAATTAGTGACTTGCCAAAGCCAATGGTTGAGGCTAGAATCAAAGGGACAGGAAAGGTAAGAACACTTGCCGATGGTTCCGAAACAGTTTATGATGTTGAAACTAAGGAATTCCGAATTTTCAATCATAAAACGCTAGTAGGTGAGATTCTTGAAATGGATCTTGACGAAAGCACCCTAGAGGGATAAGATAGAAACATGGCGGTTGAAGAGATTTGTTCAACCGTTCTTAACAACAAACTAAGGAGACAGTAAAATGGCTATTGATATGAGCAAAATGAAGAACAAGCTTGAGAAGCTTGCTAATAACGGTAAGGAGAGCAATAATTCTGTTAAGTGGAAGATGGAAGAGGGTCAGCACTCTGTTCGTATCGTTCCAACTGATGATGGTGATCCATTCAAGGAGCTTTTCTTCCATTACAAGGTAGGTGGTAAGACTGTTCTTTGTCCCAAAAAGAACTTCTCTGATGATTGTCCTGTTTGCAACTTCGCTTCACAGCTTTGGCGTGACGGTGTAGCAAACGAGGATAAGGCAAGCCAGAAGATGGCAAAAGAGCTATTCCCCAAGCAGCGTTTTATGTCTCCAGTTCTCGTTCGCGGGGAAGAGGCAAAAGGTGTACAGGTATGGGAATACGGTAAGCGTGCATATGAGACTATGATTGGTCTTGTTCTCAATCCAGAGTATGGCGACATTACTGATCCACAGGATGGTCTTGACCTTGTAATCGACTACACTAAGCCTCCTGCTGGTGCAAAAGACCAGTTCCCAGAGACTAAGATTACACCTCGCCGTAAGTCCTCACCACTTTGCGATCCATCTTATGGTGGAGCAGCAAAATGTAAGGAACTTCTCGATACCATCCCTGACTTTGGAGCACTTTACCCACGCCAGAGCACACAAGAGGTTCAGAAGATCCTTGATGCTGCCCTTGCTTCCGATGAATCTGCTGAAACTGAGTCCCGTGAGATTGTAAAAGGTGGTAGTAAAACCAAGAAAGCTACATCTTCTGTCGATGAGGCGTTTGCAGGTTTTACGGGTACAGACGACTAATCTGTTGACTAATTAACCGAACGGGTGTATCTTTATGGTACACCCGTTTTCATTTAACTAAAGGAACCAAATGGCTAAAAAAACTCAAACAACGACAAATGGTAAATTATCTATTGCACAAATGAGAGATGCAATTAATAAAAAAGCTGGAGTAGAAGTTTCTTTTGATCTTCTTGAACAAAACCCATCAGAAGTAACAGAATGGATTCCAACAGGTTCAGATGTACTAGACTCTATTATTTGTAGAGGCAAGAAAGCAGGAATTCCAGTTGGACGTATTACAGAACTTGCAGGTATTGAAGCCTCTGGTAAGTCTTACTTTGCTGCTCAGATTGCTGCTAATGCCCAAAAGATGGGAATGACTGTAGTTTACTTTGATTCAGAATCTGCACTAGACCCTTCATTCCTTAGTAAAGCTGGATGTAATGTAGGTGAGATTATTTATACTCAAGCAGTAAACATTGAGTTTGTACTTGAAACTATTGAACAACTTCTTGGAGAAGGTGATCACTTCTTATTTGTTCTTGACTCTTTTGCTTTTACTCCATCGCTTGCAGACCTTGAAGGAGATTTTAATCCTCAGTCTTCAATGGCAGTAAAACCAAGAATTATGTCAAAAGGTCTTGCTAAGCTTATTCAGCCAATTGCAAATAAGAAAAGCTCATTCCTTGTTCTTAATCAGCTAAAACAAAACATTGTAATGGGGCCAACAGCACATACAGAAATGCTTGTAAATCCATTTATAACTCCTGGCGGTAAAGCACTATCTTATGCTTATTCGCTAAGAATTTGGCTTACTCCAAAAAAGAGCAAAGCAAGTTATGTTGTATCTCCAACAGGATTTAGAATTGGGTCAGAGACTAAATGTGTCCTAAAGAAATCTCGTTTTGGTACAGAAGGTAGAGAATGTTCGCTTAAACTCTTGTGGGGTGGAGAACGAGTAGAAGTTTCAGACCATGAAGCTTGGCTTGACATTATTTCTAAATCAGATAGAGCTTCAAGTGGTGCATGGTGGACAATTACTCTACTTGATGGATCAGAGAAGAGATTTAGGTCAGCAGACTTTCCTACAGAACTTCAGAATGAAAGTTTTAGAAATGCTGTACTAAGTATTGTAGAAGAAGAGCTTATTACTAAATTTGATAAGCAAACTGGTAATGCTTCAAATTATTACAACATAGAAAGCGAAGACTAATCTAAGTAAAACAAACAGGCTCCGTGTGGTTGACTTCCTCACGGGGCTTTGTTACTATCTATGTGTTGGAGAAAAGAACATCATGGAGAGTCACCCGAGTAACAAGCTGTCTAAGAAGAAGCAGCGGTTTATTGAGCTTGCATCGCGTATCGCTATGCAGACTGAGTTTCGCGAGTATAAGCATGGAGCAGTTCTTGTTCGTGCTGGTGCTGTTGTGAATACGTCCTGCAACAAGAACAAGTATAAGGCATGGGCCAATCAGTTCCGTAAGAAGCAGCGTGGTCATGCTACTGTTCATGCTGAGATTGGTGCTATTCTTGGTCTTGATCGCTCTGTTACTGAGGGTGCTACTATCTACGTTGTTCGTGTTGGTCGTGATGGATGCCTTCGCAATTCTAAGCCTTGCGCTATGTGTGAGGCGGCTATGCAGTATGTTGGTATCAAGAAGGTCATTTACTCTAATGAGGACGGACAGATTGAATCTATGAGGATTTACAATGAGTAATAAGTATTATGATAATTACAACAATCCTTGGGAGGAACAAGAAGAAGGTTGTTGGGTAATTCGTAAATCTAAAGGCTGTACTTCTATGAAAAAAGTAAGCCAAGAACAAGGAATTCAAGAACTTGAAGCATTTCATTATGCAATGGCTGTTTGTTACGATGTTATGGTAAATGAAATTTCAAATACAATTAATAATGGAAAGCCTTATTCAATTTCTGACATAGCTCTAAACACTATTGAATCTATTGGAAAGGTTGTAAACGAAAGGAGAAAGAATGTGGGAATCTGAAATGCATGACAAGTACCCAAAGACTCTTAAGGGTCTTTCATACTTTGAAATCAACGAAGGATGGAAGGAACTTGTTGAAGAAATCACTTCTAAAATTGAAGTTATAAATAATAAGTATTCTCCATCAAGCTACATTCGTGCTGCACAAATCAAACAGAAGTTCGGGGGTCTTAGATACTACATTAGTATTGAAGAAATTGACGAACAAGATGTTAGACATATTTATGATATGATTGCAGAAGCAGAAAAAAGATCTTTTACTATCTGTGAGTATTGCAGTTCTCCAGCAAACACATCTAGAGATAAACTTTATGTAGAGACACTATGCGATGAACACAGAACTTCAAGAAGGTGATTTAGTATGGGTTAATAAGTATGCTAAGTCATATAGCTCAGAACTTATTATTCATCGTAAAACAAAACAAATGTCATTACTAGAAGAATTTACTATTCTTGGTATTGTTGTTACAGCATACCCAGAACTTTGTTATGTTTGGGTAATGCAAGATGACGAATACCACTATTTTTTCAAGGAGGATCTTAAATGCCAAGAATGATGATTGTTGATGCTAATAATCAGTATCTTCGTGCAT